TAACGATGTTATCGACTCAATACCTAATAAAGCTAAACTCCTATTTATTATCTCAATATCACTTGCTGCCATATTCTATCCTTTGTATCATAAAATGGGGGAGAAATACATCTCCCCCATAATTTATACGTTTAGTCTACAACATAAGCAATGTACCCAACTAAGTCACTGCCCGCTGCTAGAGCTACATCTTGAGAAGTTGCACGGATAACAACACCGTCTTTACTCTCAAAAACATAGGTACCACCGGTTGCAGTTGTATCTTCGCCAAAGTCGAAGTACCCTGCAGTGTCTACGTTAAGTCCATCTACTAGACCATCAGGATCTGCTGCGGTTGTCGTACCATCGACAGCCTCATACGCATCCCAACCAAGATCTAATGTCGCTGAACTAGTTGTCCAGTTAACATACGCTTTAGACATACTAAGAAGAAGACGTACTCTTCCTCCAGGTATTTTACCTAGTGCTACTGAAGAGGTTGCATCACCTGCACCTGACTGGTCGTGAGTAAAATACATAATCCTTACTCTACCTGCCATTTCTGTAGGTTGAACAAACTCAGGCGGAGTAGCAGTTTGGTTTGTATACTCAGTAGATTTTTGAGTTGTTACAGCCATTTTCTATCTCCTATTCCGCGCACTTGATTTCAATTACTTTCTCTTCATTCATTCTTACTGAACCGAAAGAAGCTGAGCAATAAACCTGAGTACTATTTCTCTTGTCACGTCTAGGACCAATATCCACATTGATGTCTTGTCCTACTGCAAGCAGCATACCTGACTTAGTGAAACATGGTACTCTACGATAAGAGTTAGCGTCAGTGTTTACGAGTTCGGTGCGAACAAACTCGAAGCCCATGAAAGTGTTAACATCGCCTTGAACAAGTGCTTTAACAGAGTTAAAGTCAGCGCTTGTTACTTCAGTTGTTTGCAATAGATCAGTGATCTGTTTTGCAGTAACAATGATGTAACGAGGATCTGACGGATCAGTCTCTGATGCATCAAGCATTTGTTTAGCTTTTCTGAGTTTCCCGATAGTTAAACCAGAGTTAGCAGCTGCTCCACTCTCTACATAGTTAACAGCGATTTGCTGTGATGCAGGGAATGTTACCGTGCTTGATCCAGTTTTTCCAGTAGACACAGAGTTAAAAGCTGCTTCAAGAATGATTTCATCCATTTTTCTGCCAAGTGCAAAAGATGCATTTTGGCTATATGGAGAAGTCGGGTCTATTAACAACCTAATTCTGTCGGGTCTATCAATCAACTCCGCCCAGTCAAAGTCACGCAATGAGACTCTACGTCTGTCATGCGGTACGTTAACTAGAGGTGTATCTTGATGTCGTCCTGTCACTTCCTGTGCAGAGGTCGCGCCAATTCTGTCATAAAAATCGAACTCAGCATTCTGAGTTTCAACTCTCACATACGGACGTAGGCGAGAACCTTTTTGCTGCAGGAGGTGCTCAACATTAGCTCTGTACTGCTGTACAAAAGCCGTTGTGATTTGAGTTGACATATTTGCCTCCTTATCAACATTAAGATTAACATTAAACGCTTTGGCTGCCCTTTCGGACCTCTGCTACCCTTTATAGTCTGGGTGGTGACTCGGACGGTTTCCCGCTACCCAATACTTGTATTCTACCGTAAAAACGCCGTTTTGTAAACTACATTCCTAGCTTAGTACCAGTTGGTTTATTACCCAGCGACTTACGTACGATATTCATAGATTGTGCTTCAGAATAGCCAACAAACTCTTGGCTTCTAATAAAATCAATAGGGTTCTGCAATGACTGCGCTCGACCTGTACCTGATTTTGCCGGCTTAAGCGGTGTTGCCGTTTGTTTATTTTTAGCTTGTTTTTCAACTTGAGCTTTAGCACTTTCTAAATATTCTGAAGGAATAGATAGCCTATCAGCTATCTGTCTTTGATAGCTTGCATTTGTTTGACTAGAACGTGACGTACGACCTATAGTAGTCTTACGAAACTCATCATCAAAATATCCAACTTTAATCTTCTTGGCCATTTACTTTCCCTTTGGTTTTGGCTTAGGCTTAGGTTTTTTAGGTGGTCTACCTAGCTTAGTGCCGTATGTTCCTTTTCCCTTTGGCATAGTTACCCTTTCTTTGTTTGTGATCGTTTTAAATCAGCGGCAGTCGGAGCCCCCTTAGACCCCGGCTTTCGCATTTTTTCACCACTACCGGCTGCTATACGCTTTCGTTTAGCATGTATATTAGCCCATAATCCCATTTTAGTTTTAGCCATTTATATCCTCCGGATAAGCATAAGCAAAGAGATCTCTCATCTTTTCTATTGCTTGTTGATGGCCATCTACTTCTGAATCATTATACTGCTTCATAAAGTTAGGATCACGTTGTAATCTAGCGATCTCTTGACGTGCAGCATCAGGAGTCAATGTAAACTGAGATGATTCACCAGTTGGTTCAATACCTGATTCCATCATTGATTGACCAATCTTAGCAAACATCTTAATCATCATTGGATGATCACCCATACCAGAGTCATCTAGCCATTGTTGAAATGGTTCACCACCAAATTCAGCTGCAGCACGTTGAGCAAGATCAACTCGCTCGTCATAAGCCTTGCCAAACTCTTGTCGTATTTCTTTATCCCAGCTTTCACGCTGCATAGCCATATTATTGGTGTTTTCAGTATGGACATTACCAATGTAATCCATATAACCAGCAAATACTTTATTAGCTTGCGCGTTAGATAAACCAGCTTCATGTAAGACGCCTAGCATCTTTGTTTCCATATCAGTATTATATTCAAGACCTTCAGCCAGTTGTGGTTTAGTTATCTCATATTTTTCAGGCCGACCCAGACGATTATAAAACTCATTCATTTCTTCTGGTGATGCGTCATCTTTAGGAATAACGATCTTGTCTGCACCTATCATTTTTTGACCATGCACATAGCCTTTTGCAAGACTAGCTACGTCATTTATACTTGCCAGGCTTGGGTCATTTCTTAGGTCTTCGCTTAACGATGCCTTCCAATCAACAACTGCCGGGCTACCCGCTTCTGCTCCACCAGTATCTGCTACTGGCTGCGGCGCTTCTACGGACGCGACTGCTTCTTCACTCATCTATAGCCTCCTTTTCTAAGTTAAGAAACTCTTGAGGATCTCTATCGATAAACCTCAAGATACTTATTACAACTCTACGCATACCTTCACGATGCGCAGTTTCGTGTGAATCACCACTTACATAGGTTGCATCATTTACAAAACCTACTTTACATAGATGATTCAATACTCGCTTACCATCTGCTGTATCAAACACAGCTCGATAGCTTGCGTGTAATTCACTAGGTTTACTGGGCTTGTCCGCCAAGTGCACCTCCTACCATTTCTTCCATACCAACGTCTTTAGCTGCTTTAGCCATATCTTTAGCTGTTGCAGCATCTTGCGCCATAGCGCCTCTTTCTTCCATTTGTTGCATTTGTTCTGCTTTTTGTTGTCTAATTTCTTGCACCTGGTCAGGATTTGTAAGCGTTTCTACCGGAGCATCTAATGTTTTATGAGCCCATCTAAACGTAGCATCAGCATCTATATTATCAAAGATCTCTGGCTTCACGTTAGCAAGTGGTATCATTTGTTCCATAAATCTAGAAAAGTTAAATACTGCCTGTGCTTTTTGTGCTCTTGCTACAGGTGAAACATAATCAAGTTGTAAGTCAATACCTTCAAGCTCTTGGGGTACTGGCGGTAATTCTTTTCTACGCATCATTAATTGAAATACACGAGTAATCATAGGGCCAAGGAACTCGGATTGTAATCTACCAACCATTGGTCCCATCAATCTCATTTTCTCTTCTTGACGCTGCATTACTTCTGTAGCAGTCATTTGAGGACCTTCCCTCATTTGTAACCAATCTACATGAAATGCTTTTTTAATATGTTCACGTCTAGATTCTATAAAATCTAAACCTACATCTGGTCTCTCACCACCGATTAATGGTTCTACTTTATCTGGCGTACCAGAACGATAGTAGTTTAGACCACCAGGAACCGTCCTTAGTGGCATCATAAAACCATCGTCTGGAACCAGTAGGGGAGGATCAGTTGCTTTTTGAGCAGCTCTAATAGTCGTCTTCATCATTTCGTTTACCATCTTAATATCTGGCATACACATCATTGATGGCGATCGACCGTAAACTTCACCTGAGGTTTTACTCCAACGAGGTACCATATAAGGAAACTCTTGGAATCCACCCTCTTTTAACATTATTTGTTCTTCAACTAAAACGTAACATGATTTAAATGGCATATTGTTTTTATCTTTTTTGCCATAATCTAAATCAGCTCTTGGCTCAACTGCGTGAACACAAGTAAATTCTTGAAACGGTTGCTTAGTAGCTATTTCTTTTATCTTTTCAGGAAGTACATCAGCATATAGCTGCATTAGTTGTCTGGCTGTATGCTTATATCTACGATATACCGTATCTACTACGCCTTCGTGATTTTCAGCTACATAACAATCAGCTAAGTGGAATGATCTAAAACCTATAGGTTTACCAGGTTTATCTTCAACAAATATTACAGCGGTTCCATAAGCACCTAAATCTAAGTATAATTCATGTACTGAGGTTATGAAGTTAGACTCTGCAATGTTAAATACTTTGTCAAACATAATCCCCACTGCTTGCTGCAACCAAGCATGAGTACCTGCAGACGAATTTTGACCTGGGACTCTAAGATGAAACCATCTTTCAGCCACATTAGTCAAGTGTCCGTGCAAGCCAGATGCTAGCTGCTCGTTTGCCAGTGGAGCGGTAGAATCAAATACTTTATCGAATCTAGCTCGAGATCCCCTTGCTTGTTTGGTCTGGAAGTCACCCCGGCGAGGATTTACAAAGTCTGTACAATCTTGCCAGAGTGTCTCCCAGGGAGCTCTAAAAGATTCTAGTTGTTCCAACCGCTTTAATATTTGGTTGACTTGCTGCTTCATTAGTATTTACCAAGTGGTTCAGATGCGCCACCAAGAAGTTTCTTCTTCTTGATTTGCTCCATCTTTTGCGCTTCCGTATCGGTTAATACTGTTGAACCTTTCCCCTTACGTTTCTTTTCGCTTTCAGTAAGCTCTGTTACTGAAGGACCCGTATCCACCGGCTTTGGAGCTGGTGGTGGTGGTGGGGGAGCTGGTCGTGATCCGCCTCCGCACATAATAAGCCTCCTTATAGTTTACATTTCCTAAATACGTAACCCACGGTATCATAACCAAGAGCTTCGTACAATTTTTTCGTGTCTTCAGTCTGAACGCCCGTAGACGTAGCAGGTCTAACTTCACTAGCACCTTTATCAAATGCCCATTGCTGAAATCGTTTTATTAATCTAATTGCAGCCACGCCGCCACGTTTAGACTTATCGACAAACAGCAAACAATCATTCGCTACTAGGTCCTTACCGAAATAATACTCTGAAATGAACCCAACGTACATCGCAAATATCTTATTTTCGCAGATTGCTATATCTGCAAAGTAAATCTCAGGATTAGCGAGCCAAGTTGCTGCCATTAAGTCTAATTTAGCTGGATCATAATCTAAATGACTATAATTAGATTCTGCATGCATTTGTCGCCCTAATTCTACCATTGCTGGCAAATCATCTAAATTAAATGGACGATATGTTATAATCCCCGAAGACATTGTACTCCTGTTCTGCTTGACGTGGTAATTTTGCAACATTCTTGTTGATACGGTCTCTGATTCCTAGAGCTAAGTACCTCATAGCATCTGCGGGGTGCGAGGTCCAGTCATGCAGCGGCCTATCTCTAAATGTTTTATTCTTATCATCAAAATCTTTTCTATATTGTCTTAATGCTTCTATTAAGTGATTACATTTATTTTCGTCCATATAACAACGGGGTAATATAGACCTGACAGCTTCTATACCGTCTTCTATTCTTAAATTAGCTACAACTCTAAACCTTATGCCTAATTCTCTAGCAATCTCTATTCTAGATTTACCTGTACTTAGATCTCGTACCTTAATATCATGAGGAGCAAAGTGGTCTCCATAGACATATTCCTTCTCCCTAACGATTTTAATGTAGTGAGCCAAACCTTCCCCTTGATTTTCATAATAATCTATTATACGTACTTCATTGTGATGCATTTGGAAGAATATAATCACGGTCGAATCACCTACACCCAAGTCCCACGACGTATGTACATCGAGTGTCGGTTCGTACGGGACCTTGGTTAGATGTTGGTCAGCTAACAACCTAGCCATGGCGTTACCATAATACGAACCGACTAGCGGAGCATCAAATGAACAGAAGAATTCTTGTTGTATCATTTCCTCGGGCATACCTGCTGCACGTTCCTCATCAACAGCAGATATTGGGATTGCCCGAGTGTCTTCGACAGATAAAACTTGTTGGAACCAAGTTTCGTTTTTCTTAGCTATATTAAGAAGATCATATCCATGGTTTCTACCTCTAGCTGTATAAATGAATAATGCCCATCCTCCATTTTCAGCCAAGATGGGACGTATGTAATCCCAGGCACGAGGATCTTGCAGTGAGTACTCTGAAAACACGACTCCAACAGGATTTGCTCCAACGAGTCTGTCGACATTATCGGTTCCCACAACTTGATAGATTGACCCATTCTTTAACGTTAATCTCATCTCCGTATTATTAACAGCTTCGTGCATTTGTTTAGGAAAGTGATCTAAAAACTTACGGCCGTCTCTAGTCATACCATCCCATGCAATCTTTCTTCCCTGGTTATAAGTAGGAAAGAGATGCCAGTATAGTCCTGGCCTTGTCATCGCAGAAACAGCACACCAATTTATGCTGCATAAGTCTTTACCGGCTCTTCGATGCCAAACGCAAACTGCTCTTTTTCCGCCGCCCTCAAAAAATTCCCACATGGGCATTTGATACGGACGAGGTTTCCAATCACTCGGTACTTGTATCTTCATTTACAATATCACTAAACTTTACTACCTCAATACTTACGTTACCATCGATGCTTGCATCAACATCAACAGCTTTTCTTTTAGGCGCGACATATTGTGCAAGTTCCTTAAATGCAGTTAAACGCAAACCATGATCAAGCGAAGTATCATTCGCGATCATCGCCATACCTTCAATAGGATCACAATTTAGTTGTTCCAGTCTTTCTGCTATCTCCTTGGATCGCTTATTAGCCTGACCTTTAGGCCTACCAGCTCCTGGACGTGCGCCACCTTTAGACATTCTTACTCCTTAATGGTGTGGACAAGGACGATTGACTAGCCTAGGATGAGAACCGCCCCGCCCACGTTAATACTATACCATAATACTACAATGAATTACAGCTCCTGTAAACAATATCCGACATATTGGCATATTGTATTTATTGGTATTCTACAA